TTCTCAATAATCCGGACGATCCTGCCTTCGCGCCATATGTGAAGGATCTATATTCGGCCGGCGTCGCTTTGCAGAAGGGCAGCAACCAGGCTCTCATGGCATCAACCATCGGCGCATATTTGCGTGAGGGCGCCCGAAATTATCAAGCCAACATGAGCGTCGACGGCGATCCGACGACCGGGATCGACGCTTGGAAACGATTGGATCCGCCGACCCGAAATGCATTGCTTGTTCAGTTTTATAAGCAGGGGCCGACACCGAAGCTCGCGCTGAAAAGCGCGATGATCGCCGCGCAGAACGGCGTTCCCTATGTTCCCCGAGTTGGCGTGGATGGCGCCGGTGCAACATATCTCGCAAACGAGCCTGCAATCATTCAAGCGTTGGCTGATGGGCCAGCCAGCTTTTCCGATCGGTGGAATGCGACCAACGATCGTGCGGGACTTTCCGGCTACCGCCCGTCTGTCAGGGACAGCGTGGGTCGGATCGCCGATCCCGCGGCTCATGCTGATGCGCAGACACCAGTCGATCTCAACCTTGGCCCGCCGGCTTACATTCCGGAGTATCAGCGGTATCTGCAAGACGCGGATGGCGTGCCTCGAACTCGTCCTGAAGACGTGCGGGTTCTAGGAGAATGCCTGTCGGAAAATCGGATCGATCCGCCTTCAACTCGAGCGATGGTGTGTCGGTGCCCTTTATTCCACCCGACGCGTCGTTTCCGCTCTCGCCGCAAAGCGACTTCGAGGGACGATTCGGATCGTGGCCTACGTCTCCCAGCGGCGTCCTTGCCGGTTCCAATCAAGCTCCGCAGGGACAGCCGGACACGCCAAACAACGAAGACTGGTCCGCGATGTGGCGCGGGCGGACCGGCCTGCCCTAGGGCGAGGTGAGCGCATCCATTGTCCATCTTGAAAATTCCAACGGCGAAGGTTTTCGAGCCGCTGCTGCAACCGGCACGCTACAAGGGCGTTCACGGCGGACGCGGCTCGGGCAAGTCGCATTTTTTCGGCGAGCTGCTGGTCGAGACCTGCCAGGCCGAGCGCGGCACGCTCGCGGTTTGCATCCGCGAGGCGCAGCGGACGCTGGCGCAATCCTCGAAGCGATTGATCGAGGGCAAGATCGCAAGCCTTGGTCTTGGCCACGGCTTCAAGCTGTTCAGCGACAAGATCGAGACGCCGGGCGACGGGCTGATCATCTTCAGGGGGCTGCAAGATCACACGGCCGACTCGATCAAATCGCTGGAGGGATTTCGCATTGCCTGGGTCGACGAGGCGCAAAGCTTGAGCGCGCGCAGCCTCGCGCTGCTGCGGCCGACGATCCGCGCAAAGGGCTCCGAGCTGTGGGCGAGCTGGAATCCGCGCCGCAAGAGCGATGCGATCGATGATTTTCTGCGCGGGCGCCGGCCGGATGGAGCGGCAATCGTGAAGGCTAACTGGCGCGACAATCCGTGGTTTCCTGACGTGCTCGAGGAGGAGCGGTTGCTCGACCAGAAACTCTATCCGGAGCGCTACGAGCACATCTGGGAGGGCGACTATGCCCGCGCCTTCGAGGGCGCCTATTTCGCTTCGCTGCTATCGGAGGCGCGCGCGCAGGGACGGATCGGAAAGGTCTCCGCCGATCCGCTGCTGCCGCTGCGCGCCTTCATCGATATCGGCGGCGCCGGTGCTGCGGCGGACGCCTTCACGATCTGGGTGGTCCAGTGGGTCGGAAACGAAATTCGCGTGCTCGATTACTACGAGAGCGTCGGCCAGGTGCTGGCGTTTCACGTCAACTGGCTGCGTTCGCGCGGCTACGATCACGCGGTCCTGTATCTGCCGCATGACGGCGTCGCCGCCAACAGCATCACGGGCAAGCGTTATGAAGATCACTTGCGCGAAGCCGGCTTTACCGTCGAGCCACCGGTGAAGAACCAGGGGCCGGGTGCAGCCATGATGCGGATCGAGGCGCTGCGGCGGCTCGCACCGCAGCTCTGGTTCAACAAGGATACGACGGAGCCCGGCCGCGAAGCGCTCGGCTTCTATCACGAGCGCAAGGACGAGGCGCGCAACATCGGGCTTGGCCCCGAGCACGACTGGTCGAGCCACGCCGCGGACGCGCTCGGGCTGATGGCGGTCTGTTACGAGCAGCCGGGCAGCGTAGCCGCGTTCAACCGGCCGATACGATATGCCGAGCAGGGCTGGGTGTAAGTGAGGCCGGGTGCTGCGACAAAACCTGTGGTTGACGACGTTCCCTGTTTTGCGTTCTATCCATGACGAGAGCGGGCCGAGACCGATGAGAGCCGACGCGAACGCTGGGATGGAGAGACTGCCGTGAAGCTCAACCAGGGCGGCCTGATTGTTGTCGGCATCTACGTCGGCTTCTTTCTGCTTGCTATGACCTCCGCCTATCTCGCTCACGATCCGAAAAGTCAAAGCTTCTTCATCGGGCTGGGCGTGATGCCCGGTGCGTTCCTCGTCCTGGCGTTCTCCGAATCGACCCTTGTTTGGCTGGCTGCGAACGTTCCAGCGGCTCTCCCGACCGGAATGTTCCTAGCCAGTGTCGCAATCGCCTATCTGATCGGCTGCGTTCTCGAAAAGGTCATCGTGAGGATTTCGCCTTCGCTCAGGCGTCTCGACGATCGATGGTTCGATCGCGTCCACAAGGACGATCGCTAGATCGTGTGTCCCTGACGATGGGATGTCGCCGCCTCGTCGTCATGACATCATAGCGGACATGACGTCCCAGAAAGTCACCGCGCCACGACCCGTCCGGGGAGGCGCACAGTTCAGGAGTCTTCAGTGGCTGATCGACACTCGCTCACGGTTCAATTGAACCCGTACGGCATCGGACACGCGGCCGTCACCCTGACCGATCCGTCGGGGCAGACCTATGCGGGCTTCGGTCCGAGGGCGCACAGCACGCCGATCGGCCCGGGAAAATTCGACGTTCATACCGTGCCGCCGGGAACTACATGGTTGCCTTCCGACTATTCCAACGTGTTCGGGGACGATCATCGGACCTATTCGGTGCCGATCACCGAGGAGCAGGCAAGAGCTGCGCATGCGGAGATCAATCTCGCCCCCTGGTACAATGCAATGAAACCAGATCCTCGCGTTTGCACGACGATCGTCGACCGCATCATGCGCGCTGCCGGTGTCAACGCGGGACTTTATGTGCTCCCGCGGATCAACGACGAGTATCTCTCCGATATTGCAGAGACCCTGGCGCGGGATCCGAAGGCAAAGGTGATGAGCCAGCACCGGCTGCCCATTCCCGATACGCTACGCGGCATGCAGCCGGACTATGCCTTCATCGGCGGAGGCTACGATACGCCTGCGGAACGCATACGACGCCCGCCTGCTGAAGCGGCGGCGCCTTCGGATCAGAGCGTGCCGTTTGCCGAACGGTTTGGAAATTGGACCGCATCCCCAGCCGGCAGCAGGCCCGTGCCGGACGCGCCCGATGGCCCGACCGGCGACGTGCCCGGGGGCGTCAATCGCAGTGACATTCGCCGACTGACCCGGAAGGCCGCTCCGTGACGGACACGTTTGCGTCAGGTGCTTTGCCGACGCGCTGATTGAGAAAGATGCTCATGCCAAAGATGCCAATCTCCGAAGTGAAGGCGATGCTCGCCGCAGAGAAAGCCAACGCGCTCGCCGCAATGTCGGCGGCGCGGCTTGCCGAGGAGCGGGCCGACGCGATGGACTATTACCTCGGCGACATGCGCAAGGACATGCCGGCGCAGGACGGCCGCTCGCGCGCGGTGTCGACCGACGTCGCCGACACCATCGAAGGTCTGATGCCGTCGCTGATGGACATTTTTGCAGGCTCCGACGAGGTCGTGCGCTTCGAACCGGTCGGGCCGGAGGACATCGCCGCGGCTCAGCAGGAGACGGACTACGTCAATCACGTCTTCATGCAGCAGAACGGCGGCTTCATGATCCTCTATTCCTTCATCAAGGACGCACTGCTGTCGAAGGCCGGCATCGTCAAGGTCTGGTGGGAGGAGCGGGAGGAGGAGAGCCGCGAGACCTATTACGATCTCACCGACGACCAGTTCGCACTGCTGGCCCAGGATGTCGCGGAATCGAACGGTGCGATGAAGATCATTGCGCACACGGTGCATGACGTCGGCGCGGCGCCGGATAACACGGAGGCGACGAGTTGATCGAGGCGAAGCCTGGCTTGGCCTGCGCCGCCGTGACAGACGAAGGTCCGGGATTTGGGTGCGAGGCCCGGGACGGCGAGACGAATACGAACGCTGAGCAGCCTCTCGGCGGCTGAATGATACGCCGCCGCCCCGACATATGGTGGGACACAACATCCAGACGCGGTACCAGTCGCTACTTTCTCTCGGCGCGTCCGAAAACCCTGAGGAATGCGAGGCCCGACAGTCCCGCCACACAAGCGAGGAATAGCAGTCCAACCGCCTCCGGTCCAAAAAACAAGTACCCGAAGAATCCGAAGAGACAGAATACGAGGAAGTGTTGGAGGGTAGTCTTCAGGCAACCCGCGCTTTCTCGTTGCGGAGGGGGCGGCATCTTCAATCTCACTGATTTCTTATCTGAAGTCGTAGCATGGGTGGAACAAAATGGCTGTCGACAATTTGCTGCTTCGCCTGATTACTATGTTCGGAAAAGGGGCGGCATCGAACAGACTTTCGCAATATGATCCGCCGTCTCGCGGCGATATTCTCCATGATGGTCTTGTCGGAGCAGGGAAGACCTGGGGTGGCATCCTCGGGACCGCGGCGGGAATAACCGGAGGTGAGGCTGTTGGTGGTCCGTATGGAGCAGCTGCCGGCGCGTTGGCGCTGGCACCTGCGGGGACTCTCGCAGGGGGATGGGCCGCGCATGGTGCCTATCTTCAAGGTCTGCTCATCAACGACATTCTCACGCACCCCGAGAACTGGACCGTTGACGCTGCAGGTGCGATCGTCCCGGCAACGCCAACCATTGCGAACGATCCGCGGCGGCAGAGTGCGAACCATTCGAGCGTCTTCGATACCGGCGCACCTCCGTTTCAGTATGCTCCCGGTCCGAAAGCAAGAACGAACGGCGTCCCGATGATGATCTCCGGCATGGATCCGTTGGCGCCAGTGCCGCAGGCAGGCGGACTGCTCGGGATGCTCCAGGACTACATGCGCAACAATCCTGACCGCGGCACAATGGCGCTCCCTTAATTGACATGAGAAGGGACTCCTGTTGACGATGTTCGCGTTGTGTTCTATTGATATCATAGATTGCATCGCCGTGCCAACGCT